CCTTGTCTCACGCATTATTGTTGAAAAATCTTTCATGTTTCCAGCTTCATCAGTGAGCGACAGTCCCAGCTTGTCCATTGCTGTCTGGACTTGCTTTGTAGGAGCTGACATTCTGGACAGCCATGATCTCAAGGATGTTCCAGCTGTCGATGCTTTGATTCCACTGTTTGCCATCACTCCGAGAGCGACAGCTGTGTCCTTTGCTGAGTACCCGAGAGCACCAGCGACAGGAGCAACATATTTGAACGACTCTCCGAGGAGAGAGACATTCGTGTTTGCACTGGATGATGTTTTTGCAAGGATATCAACAAAAGACTCTGTGTCTTGTGCTGACATTCCGAATGCTGTCAGTGCATCAGTGACGATGTCGGATGTGGTTGCCAGATCTTCGCCAGTAGCTCCAGCGAGATACATGATTCCAGATATACCATCCATCATCTCACCAGCATCCCATCCAGCCATTGCCATGTATTGATATGCTTCGGTTGCTTCTCTTGCAGAGAATTTTGTTTGAGCTCCCATCTTTTTCGCCTGTTCGCTCAATATATTCATCGCTGTCGAGGTTGCATCTGTTCCCTCCTCAAAAGAGAGTCCCATTTCTTTCGCTTTCTGAGCCAGTGCTGGCAATTCATCGTCTGCGACAGTGCCACAGATCGATTTCACCGAGCTCATTCCAGCTTCAAAATCACTCGCCAGCTTCACACAAGCTGTCCCAGCTGTTGCAATCGGGACAGTCAGTGACTTTGTGAGAGATGATCCCACAGCAGAGATTGATTTGCCAGCATTCTGGATCTGCTTTCCAGCCTTTGTCCACTGATTAGCACTCTGAGCGAGCTTCCCTCCGATCGCATTCAGTGGAGAAGATAGCTGATCCACCAGTCTCAGAGTGACATCAACAACTTTTCCAGCCATTTCTTTCACCTCTTAACTTTGATTTTTTATGCTTTCGATCTCCTCATTCCGCTTCTCTATTTCATAGTGCATGAATGCCTTGATCACTCGTTTTTCTCCGAATCCCATCTCGAAATACTGGCTCGGAGTTATGTGATGATAGCGAAAAAGGAGGTACATTGCTTGTACCTCCCCATTCGCTTCTATTAGTTTTTTACTTCGTCCTCAGTGTCCTCTCCGTCTGCTTCTGCGACTCCAGAGATTCTTGAGATCTCATCGCTCAATGCATTGATTTCATTGCCGAATAACTTCTCACAGAGATCCTTTGCATTGTCCACTCCGAAATGCTTCTGGAGATCCTTGTCTTTGAGATCTGGATCCATGACACCCTCGATGCACATCATGATCTTTGCATCAAACGACTTTGAATAGTCGAAATTGCCTTTCTTGTCGATCTGATATGAGACAATGTCATTCACTCGTCTCGATTTGATCTCTCGGATCTGGACATCGACTGTCTCAGCTTCAACTCCGAGGATCTTTGCGAGCTTGTGAGACTGGAATACACCAGTCTCGAGCTCGTCTGCTTTCTTTGAGTCTGCTTTGAGTAACTGTTCAACTAAATTCATGGATATATCCTCCTATACAAATTATTTTGATTAGATCTTGTCGATCTTGTCTAAGATTTCCCAGCCAGTGAATGAGAATGGAATGCTCTCCTCACCGAGCTTCTTTGCTTCCCAGTTGGCAAGAGATAACTCATCGAATGTGCATCCAGTGAGCTTGACTCTCTCAACACCGCTCGCATCTGGATCAGCCAGCTTTGAGATGATGGTGCAAGATGTAGTCTTGCCAGCTTTTGTGTTCTCAGATAAAAGATTGATGAAATACGATGTCACCTTGTTGAGCTTGATCGTACCCTTGCAATCGATTCCTGTGATCTTGTAACCTTTAGCGAGAGAGCCAGTCTGGTTGACCTCTGTTTTCTCCAGAGTGACCTTTGCTTCAAGTCCAGTGACCTCAGCCATGTAGTCATCATTCACCCATAACTCTCCGAATGTTCCGTTGATGGTTTTTTCTGGTGCGTAACCCATTGATTTTCACTCCTCTCTGATTAAATGTTGATTGGAAGCACGATGTCCTCGATTGCATCCAAAATTGACAATGTTGCTTTCATATACACGAAAGATCCAGTGTTTGCTGTCTTGATCTCATCCTCAGACATCTTGTCCACATCGACTCCCTTGCCCTTTAAGTAAGAGCGATTTGCATCGATATCGATCTCGATAGTGTACGACTGGAGAATGCTCTCGTTGATCAAGCCATCGAAATAGTTTCCGATTGCTGATAAAAGCAAGCACTTGTTGTCGTAGCTGTTCGCATACTTGCCGAGATAGTTGTCCTCGCAAGTCATTCTGATATCGTTTGCGATCATGTCGATAGTGTCCACGATCTTGATTTTCTGGAACTGTGTATTCTTGCCCTGTGTGAGAGTTGTCAAGCTGTTGACTCCTCGAGCTGTCTTGACCTTTTCTCCATCCCACCACACGATGAGCTTTCCAGCATCAACAGCATCGTCCATCTGGCTCTTTGTGAGTCGTGAGCAATCTGTGAGCTCTGCAAGTGGAGCATAAGTGCAAGAGATTGAGAGAGGAGTGCCAGCGATAATTCCAGCGATACGAGCACAGTATTTCTCTGTGGTGTATTCCTTATCGTTGACCATGACTTTCTCAGTTGCATAGTTGATGACACCCTCAGTGTCAGCGACAGTGTTCGGCAAAATTGCCTTGATGAGCTTGTTCTCAGCTCTCTCAGTCTTGACATAGGAAACGACATCCTGTGCAAGTCCGTCAGTCTCGACAGTTGGGATCACAAGATAATCGAATTTGATTGTCTTGAAATAGTCGAGAGCTTCTTTGTAGTTTTCTGCATCCGTTGGGAGTACATATGCAACGACTCTGAGAGGAGCATTGACATATCCCATGAGTGCAAGTTTGATCTGCTCCTGTGACTCAGCTGACAATGAAGTAGGCACATCGACAGCCGATGCACATACAACAGGATTGACAGCTGGGACAGAATCTTTGAGGATCATTGCGATGATTCCTCTGTCACCTCTTGCGATCGCTGTGGATGCAAGCTCGGTGAATGTGATTGAAATACTAGGCATTCCCATTTTTTAGTCCTCCATCATTTCTTGATTTATTTCTGCCGACTCCATGAGTGGCAAGTTTTCAGTGTGATCAATGCGATCCATCCACTCCAGATCAATTCCGATCTCTGGGATGTTTCGCTCAGTGCCTATGAAGTCATAGTCAAACGACACAACCTTGACAGCTCGATCACCGATCTTCACCGCCAGTCCGAATGTGTCTCGGATCAGCTGGATCTTGTCCAGAGCATCCACCTCATCCACAATCTCTTGCATATAATCGATGAAAAAAGTCACACGATTGTTTCTCGAGTTGTAGTTGTTTGGATCCATGTCCACAGGCTTGATTTGCGTGAAAAAGGATGGTCGCTCGAATCCCTCCGAGACATCCATCCCATAATATTTGTATTCAGTTTCGGGATAGATCGTCTGCATCAGACTCAGCAATCCCTTTTTTAATTCACTGAGAGTCATCAGATCAGTCCCTCCTCTTTGAGTAGCTTGTCCACCATGTCAGAGACAGTGTTCGGCATACTCTCTTGATGTTGTTTGACAGTTGTGTCCATCATGTGCTTTCCTTGCACGAAACCTCTTGTCTCTCCGCTAGGTAACACCAAAACATGTCCATGCTCAACCAGATGAAAATGTGGCGACTTTGCACTGATCTCGACAAACTGATTCGCTCCGATGCCTTGCACTGGTGAGATCTTATAGGATCCAACTTTTCCCAGTGATCGCTTGCTGGAGCTCTTTGTCTTTGTCACTTTCTTTGTCTCTTTGACAACATCCTTTCGGAGCTTTCGAGCATCCTCTTTGAGAAGATCTCCAGCTCTGTCTGGATATTTGTTCACCAGATCTTTGAAAGACTTTTCAAGATCCTCGAGTCCATCGATCGACATTGACACCATTTGATCAGCCATTGTGCATCACCTCTTTGTTGATGTGCTCAGAGCACTGGATCTCCAGCATCTTGTGATCCAGATCCACATCCATCACACTCTCGATCGAGTATGTCTTGCCTTGACAAGAGAGGAAGCAATTTGAATCGATCCCAGCAATAAATCTCACATAGCATTTGTGAGTCGTCTTGCCTTGAATCTTCTGGATCTCATAGAGCTCCATTCCTCTCACTGGATAGAGTGATCCCCAGACAGTCTTGATCGGGACGAGTCCCTTTTTCGTCTGCCCGAGAGCATCTTTCTGATCACCCAGCTTGAGAAATGTGATCCTCTTGTTGAGCTTCCCTATATTCATGACACGCATCTGATCACCTCCATCACAAAAGATTGATGGAGTGCATCCCTAGAATACACTCCACCGATTTGTTGATGTTGGTCGCTTTGCCCTCAATATAGAGATTTCTATTGTCGAACATGTCAGCCACTAAAACGAAAAGAGCTTGTGTGAGATCTTCGTGCTTGTCCAGATCTTCCTCAGACAGTCCTGTGTAGTCTGTCATGTAAGAGATCGCACTGGACTTCATTCTTTCGAGCTCTTGCTTCTCAATGTCCTCTGGATCATCCAGTCTGACATAGTTTGCAAGATCCTCGATTGTGATCTCACTTATTTTCATTATTCCTCACCCTTTTTCTTTGCTGGTGCCTTTGGCTCTTTGGTAGGAGTCGCTTTGATCTCCTCCACATAGCCAGCTGAGACAAGATCTTTGACTGTCGCTTCATCTGTGATGTCACGAACATCTCCAGCTCCCATCGTTACGACACCAGAGAAAGACACTTTCGCTTTAACTTTTGCCATTGTTCTTCACCTCCAGAGATTAAGCTTTCTTGAGAGTCATCTTTGCGATCATCTGTGCATTCTGCACCTTTGCATCGAACTCTACGAAACCGAGTACCTCAACAGCATGCTGGCGAGCCTTAGTCTCACGCAATACATCGATGTTGACCTCCTCAGAAACCTTGACAGCAAGTCCCTTGTAATCACCATAGAAGATGACAGCCTTGCCCTTGTTATTAGCCTTGATCTCTGGCATGTTGTCAGTTGTATAGACATCCTTGCCGAAAAGAGTATATCCCCAGCGAGAATTTGCATCCTTGTTGAGTAGATAGTTGCCCTGTCCGTCCTTTAACTTGCGGATCGCTGTTCTGGTTGACTTCTTCATAATGAAGTATGCTCCAGACTGGTATGCGTCTGGGATTGCTTCCTGTAAGTCGATGAGCTCATCAGCTGTGATTGCTGTTGCACTTGCTGTCTCAACTTCAAGAGTGACACCAGATAAACCCGCAACCTTTCCAGATGTTCCATTGAGAAGCTCTCCCTCGATGAAAAGAGCAATGTTTCGAGCCATTCTATTGATAACAAAATCAACGATGTTGAATTTGCTATTGTTGATCAAGCTCTTAGATACAACAGAGATCGCTCTTGCGAGATATCCTGTCAATGGGATGCTCATGAATTTTCCAGTGCTTCCCTCACCCTCTGTGAACTCATCAGCATATGCAACAGTGATGTCGCCAGTTGACTCATCATAGTATGGAATGTTGAGAGTACCAGTCACATTGTAGCGATCAGCATCGTGATAGATTGGACACATGTCCACTACCTTTTCGATGATCTTGTTTGCAATGCTGGATGGGATCACAGCACCATTGTCACCCTTTGTCATAGGAGTAACATCGCCATCATCACGAATCTCCTCTCCTCGGATGAATGCTTCAAAAGCATCATGCTCTCTCTCCTCAACAGATCTCTCCTCTGGATCAGCTGGATCATCTTCTGGAGATGGTGCATTCTGATCAAGATCTCTCTGAGTCTGAATTGCGTTGATAGTTGCATCGAGATCTCTGATCTCTCCCTCGAGCTTCTCAAACTGAGCCTGTTCCTCTGCATTGAGAGCTCTTTCCTCTGTGTTGGCTGTGTCGATGAGTGCTCTCATCTCAGCCTGTTTTGCCTGTCTTGCTTCCATTAACTTCTTTAAATTCATGGTTTTTTTCTCCTTTTCTTAGAAAAATATAGTGTTTTTTGCATAAAAAAGAGCATTTCTCAATTAAAATGCTCTAGTTGCCATGTATCTGTTTTCCCATTCGTGATTGTCGAATGAGTGTCCCTCTGGATCATCTGGAGTCGAATTGTCCACGATCTCAACTTCATCATTGATCATTCTGACCTCATAAAAGTCATCAATGTTCTCAGATCGTGTCTCGATTGATGTTCCATTGTATGCTGGGATCTTTGTGTCATCCAGAATCGAGACTTCTCTGAGCTCAAGCTCTCTGACATCTCTGTGCTGGATGTTGTTTTCACCATCTTTGCGATCTTCTCTGAGACAAACGAATCCAAAACTCCAGCCGACCAGCTTTCCCGATCTGGCTTTCTCCATGACTTCCTTGTCTCTGATCTCGCATCGACATCGCAAGCCGATCGCATCTTCGGTGATCATGGTGGTGGATTCCTTTGTGGATGTGAGCTCTCGATCATAATTATGATTGAGCAAAACTTTCACATCGTATGCTGTTCGCTTTGCTCGCTCCAGAGCCCTCTGGAACACACCAGCCTTGATCTTCTCAATGAATGCCCCAGACTTGTCTCTCAGCACCTTGCTGTCTCGCTCGACCGCATTCACATAGCCATCGATCACGACAACATCATCTCTGATCTCAACTTTCATCCTTTCCCTCACCACCTTTCTTTGTAGGATCAAGATCATCTCCCTCTGGATCCACAGGATCATCGACATTGATCGGATCTGTCGGAGGATCATCTTGTGTGCTCGGATCATCTTCATCCATCTTCGAGATCTTGTTTGTATTCGGAGTATAGATCTCATTTTTCTCTGGATAGTAGAGAACATCTTGAAGTCCGAGCTTTATGAAGTCCAGTCCGAATGCTGGGAGCTTCTCATTCTTTCTCACCTCATCGAGTTGCATGAAACCAGCATCGAGAGCGAGTTTGTATGCTGTGTATCTCTTTTCGATGTCGCCCTTGAGAAGATCTGTCGTGTCGAATGCAAAGAACATTTTTCCTTTTTCATTCTCCAGCAACATGACACTATTGAGAGCACTTGCGAATCTCTCGAGAATCGGCATGATACAACCATCGATCCAGTCTTTTCTGTCCTCCTCAGTTGCTCCTCCGTTGATGATCGGAGGTGGTGTGAGGAAGATCTTGCACACATCATCATTGTTTGTCTCTTTGTTCTCATTGAGCTGGAGCTCCACACAGCTGTTTGAGCTCTCTTTGAAGTCCAGTCCATCATTGAGGATCACGACATTCTCAGTGTTGTTTGAATAGAGCTTTCGGAATGCATTTTTCAGAGCTGTCATTGCTTCCTTTGTCAATCTGGTTGTGGACTTGATGAAACCTTTTTTATTTCCTCCAGTTTTCACCATGTTTTTCTCGAAAAGCTGTGTCGCATAGATGATCTCAAGCAACACTGGACTCTCCTCGATGATTGACTTTCCTCTGAATCCGTCCACTGTATTTCTCAACAGCTTGATGAATTGCCAACCCTCATAATAGTGACCATTGACTTGTATCTTGTAGTCTTTGAAAATCGGATCTGTATTTTTCAAAAATCCGACTCGATTTGCTTCCACATAATGAATAGATCTGACCTCTGATCCGACTTTATTCACATAAGCATAGCCACCTTGTCCCAGAAACATGTCTGTGACCATGGCTTTCTTGAATTGTGATCCGTCCAGTGTGTCCCCTGTGTCATCATTTAGAAGCGAAACTCTCGGATCATCCACCTCTTTGATCTTGTCTCCCTCTTTCTTGTAGAGCTTGATCTGGAGAGAGCTGACAGTGTCACCGATCTTGTTGATACAAGCTGAGATCGCTGGAATATTCATGATCGTTTCTCGATCAATTCCGTCCTTTCCCAGAATTGCATTGAGGATCGGATCTGAAATGGATGTCGGATCGATCATTTGATCCTCTCGGATCTCTTTCTTTCGATTGAATAAACCCATCTTTTTTCACCTCGTTTATATTACTTGGACAACAAAATCTCGATCACTGAAAATGATGTCCTGTTGCATCAGATAAATGGCATTGATCAGAGCCACAACCATGTCCACCTTGCCATTTGATCTCTTTTTATTCACATATCTGTTGAGATTCGTGTCATAAGTACACCGAGCATTCTCGAAATTGATCTCAAGCAGAGTGTTGTGCGTATATTTGAACTCACCAGACTCGATCTTCTCTGAGAGGAGCTTTGTCGGTGGATGAAGTGTGTCAGAGTGCTGTCGGATCTCGACAACAGTGTACTTTCTCGCCCATTTCTGAGCCGAACTCATTGCATTGTAGCGATCATATCCCAGAGCTACGACATGGACTCCATAGGCTTCCTCGATCTGGAGCACAAACTCCTCGATCACAGAATAGTCCACAACCATGTCACCGCATGCAATACACTTCATCTGATCAATAAATCTTCGATAGTCGATATGTTCAAACTTGTTTTTCTCCTCAATTCTTCCCTCTGGAATGAATGCGATCACATCAGCGAGAATGTTGTCATCGTCATCGACTCCAGCCATTCCCACAGCACAGTTGTCATTCGTCTGGGATAGATCCACACCAAGCCAGACTGATCTGCCAGTCCAGTCGATTTCATCAACACAACATGATTTGACTTTGTTGATGTCGATATATGACTCTGTTCCCTTGCCTTGATAGATGATGTTGCAATGCTTCGTGAGAAAATTCTCTCGAGCACTCTCAACCTCGATCGCTCTCTGTCTTTTTGAGAGGAGATCTTGCCAGATCTGATCCATCTCCAGAGCAAGAGGATTCGCATGAGCGAGGATCTTGTCATCGGATGTCCATTCGCTCGCATCATCTGGCTCATAAAGCAATGAAAAAACAGTGTCATCTTGCACCAGATCATCAAGGATCTTTTTGCAATAGAGCACTTCATCCTCGAATGGATTGTTCATTGTCGGATATTTTGTCGAGATTATGAATCCGAGCTTGTTGAGGATCGTCAGCTGTCCAGATCTCATCGCTTCGATTGCGTATGAGTTTGGAAGTGCTCCGACCTCATCGACAAGGAACACATTCGGGAGCTTTCCATCGAGTCGGCTGTTTGAGTAGTTGAGCGGAATATATTTGCTGTTTGTCACATAGCATTCGATGTCATCTCTCCTCAGTTTGAACATCCTATCCTTGCCCTCTTGAGTGAGGATCTGTGGATTGTACCCGATGATCTCCTCCAGAGCTTTCTTGATCTCTCGAGAAAGTGATCCGTCTGGAGCTACCGAGTAGAAATATGAATATCGTGGCTCGAGAAAAAAGAGCAAAATAAAAAGAACAGCAATGATGAAAGTCTTGCCATTCTTTCTTGCGATCTCGAGGAGCACTGTTTCATATCTTCTTTTGTCTGGATTGTCAGAGCACATGACGCATAGAGAAGCGATGATCAAGAGCCACTGAAATCCAGCTATACAATCATAGATCCTCTCATTCATTCTCAAGCCTTTCGGCATTTTGATCAATTTGAGGATCGCATCGATCTTCTTGACTCGCTTTTCATCCACGAAATAATCGGGATCAGATCCGTCACATATACTCTGAAATATTTTGCACTGTTTCACCACATAGACAGGAGCTTCGACAGTGCCATCGATAGCCTGTGTTGCGTAGATATATGATGGATGATTTTGAATCGTCATAGATCCAACGCATCCAGCAATGGATTTCTGCTTTCCTTGCTGGACTTCACAGCTGAGATCGAGATCTTTGCCCTTGCCTGTGGTGAGAGTGAGAGCTCATTGCAACATCGGAAAAAGTCCTTTGTGTATTTGTCTCGAGTCTGCATCATTTTCAATTTGAGTGCTGTGTCAGTTTCATTGTTGATCATCGTGTCCAGATCGATCAGATTGCCGATCGTGACAGCTGACACTGAAAGGATATACAGATCCAGATTTCCGAGGATCTCAGCTTCCTCGAGATTGCTCACGATGAATTTGAAGATCTTTTTCTGAGCTGTTGTCAGATAGCTCGGTGGTCTGAGCTTGTCGGATCCACCCTTGAGCTTGCTCTCGGTCTGTTTTCGGATCTCGATTTCCTCTTTTGTGTCATGTGATGTCTTGCTGTTGACAGCTTTCGCTGGTCGTCCCATTTTGGATCACCTCTTTCAATGCTCATTTTCGGAATTTACTCAAAAGAAAGGTGGGGCGTCGTATCATT